AAACTTAGGAAAAAACTAAAACAATAAAGGAGATACAAACGTAATGGGAGTTTTTAAGAAGTATTGTTGTGAGCAGATGGGTATGACCTTATTGGATATGGTAGAACCAGAAAACTTGAGTGACGTGTTATTCGTTGCTCTTTCAAATTGTTTTAAGGAATCCTCATGGAAATCCAAGAAACATTTTAACGGTAAAGAACTTGAAGATGGTGGATTTGTTGTGGGTATCGAAACTCCAAACGGTCCTTTTATGCATTATTATGATAATGAGTATTGGGATTTATGTAAGTGTGAAGAACTTGAAGTCGGCAAAGATTGGGATTGGAAAGCCTTGAGAGATGTCGATCGGTTGTTATCTTTGGAGTCTCACACTTGTAACTGTAAGAAGGAAAGTTATTCTAATAGTAGTGAGCACGGTGGGTGTAAGTATGTTTAAACGTAATGACATCTTATATGAAGTTGGTGATATTGTGATTGTTTGTTGGGGTGACAAAAACGGTACACACGAGGCTCGCGGACGTTTGGTTCAGGTAAAATCGGATATTCGACCACCATACACGAAACCATACATTAAATTTATTGTGGAGACGAGCGGTCGCGTTAAGGAGCGATTAAGCTTTGCATTGAATAACGATTTACACATCGAAAAAGTTTAATGAAACGTATAAAAACGAAAAGACAAACCCCTATAGGTAATCGTTTATTTGAACTACGTAAAGAAAGCCGTATGACGCGTGAGCAATTTGCCGCGCGTTACGGTGTTTCTGTTGGTTTTATAGGAGATATCGAAACCGGGAAATATAAGGTTACTAACAAAACGGTACGAAGATTATGTACAACTTTCGGTGACTCTTTATTTATTGAATTTATCGAGAAGCGTAATTGCCTTGTTTGTGGTGAAGAATTTGAACCGGTTACTAAAGAAAAGTTTTGTTGTAAGGAGCACGCCGTACTTCATAATCGAAACGAATTCAGAATAAGACCACCGAAACCGAAAGGTTGGAAAAAAAGAACTAACATGACACCACTTGCTTTAGATAACTATGAAGCTAGAGCTTGTGGTTTAAGTTACGGTATTTGGCGAACTCATCAAATGGGTTGGGTGTAAAAGGAGGTTTATTAATGAGTAAATTAGGTATTTATGACGAAACAACAGATAAAATATTTTTTGAAGGGGACTTAGTAGTGGTCACAATTAAACCACACGTAATTAGAGTTACCGCTCCAACTATATATCTAGGTCGGATTTATAAAATACCAGGAGACCAATCAATAGTGTTGGATATCAGTGAGAAGTATCACAGTCGTTCAATAGTTTTAGAAAATGATCAAATTGTTAAAATTGAAAAGTTGGAGGAAACAAAATGTTAAAATTTGAAAACGTAGAAGTAGTTGGTTTAGAAGCAGCGATTAGAGGTATGCGTAACCCTATGAATAGCTGGGATAAGAGTGATAGCGGTTGGGATATTGATTGTGATGAAAAGATGACATTTGATATTGGCGATAACGATCTCGCAACCATGAAAAAGTTATCTGCCGGTGGTCCTGTGCATGGTAAATTCAAACGTATGATTGCGGTATATGTTGATGTTACAGCTCCTTTATATTGGTGGAAAGAGTTCGACACCTACAAAATAGGGACTGTCGCTAATTCTTGTTCTACCATGCATAAGATTCATGATAAAAGATTTTATCTTCAGGATTTCAGTGCTGAGCATCTCGATGTTGACAACGAACAATTTATGTTGGATACGATTGTTATGTTGAATAGAGCTAGAGAACAATTCATAGCTACCGGAGACAAACAATACTGGTGGCAGATGATTCAGTTATTACCTTCGTCTTATAATCAGAGACGTACGGTTATGTTGAACTATGAGGTGTTAACTTCGACTTATCGGGATCGTCGTAACCACAAATTAGATGAATGGCATGTGTTCTGTTCGATGATTGATATTTTGCCTTGTAACGAATTGATCACAGCAAAACCTACATATGTATAAGATCATATTTTGGACGGTTGTTGGACTTCTTATCGGTGTTGTACTTCAACGGATTTATGAATTATGGGATAGATACAGATAAAATTAAAGAGTTAAAGAAAGAAGGAGGTTGATTATGGAGATGCGTAAGAATAAGCGAGGCCATACAAAGGTTAAATTTACAGCGGCTGAACAGGCTGCTATGAACAAAGAGATTGAGGATCAGCTGTTGGATTTTGTTGCGAAGAATCTTTTAGAGATTGAAGCACTCATGATGGTGCAGTTGCGAGAACAATTAGGATTTGGTAAGAAGAGACTGAAGCGATTTTATACTGGCTTCAGTCCGACCATTTACGATTTCATGGTGCAAAGTCTCAAATATCGTGAAGGCGGTGCTGAAAAAAGTTGTGTTGAGAAACTTGACGATTATGGTTGTCCTTTAGAGGAGTGGGCTATTGAACGAGAGACTTTACTTAATGAATAACGAGTTTAAAAAAGACAGAATTTTATTTAAAGAGAAAGATCCTAGAAAAAACGCTTCTGGTTGTAGTGATCTGACCGCATACAACGCTATTCAGAATATCGATGAGGAAGAAGAAGAGTTTAAAAAGTTGCTTCGGACTCTACGTTATATTTGTAATGTTGCAGGTTTCGAGTTTGACGGACGGGTTTGTATTCGTAACAAAGAGAGTGGGAGGGTTTACAAATGATGCTAAAATATTTTGTTGATGTCGTATTGGTATGTGCTTGTATCGCAGTTATCGTATTTACTGGTTTGACTATTGTAACTGTGGTTCGTAACTTTATTAAGAATTGGAGAAACCAATGAGTTTGTTGAGTGATATTTTCTCGTCCGTATTCTTTGTTTGTGGAACTATCATCATAATCATCATTACCGGGTTATTTATTGGGATGGTTACTCAGACCCTTTTAGAATTCTATAGAAAGTGTAAAAAGAAATGATGGAAGCAGCTTGGATGGTTTTGTTTGGTGGTATAGGTATTTCTATGATCGGGTTTGGCATTGTAGATTTGCTTGAGGATTATTCTGAAGAAAAGAGAAGGAGGAATTTATAATGGGTAAAGTATTGTTACATACGTTTTTGGTATTTGCTACTGGTGGTATCTGGGGTGTTGTTTTGATTGTTCGATATTTATTGAAGTGAGGAAGCGTTATGTATAGTGTTGAAACTTGTGGAGTCTGTGTTCATGAATGTAAGTGTGCTTATGAATATCCTTGTAGTGATTGTAATGTCTTGAGAAGTTATTGTAAGGAGAACCATTTTGAGGAGGCTGAAAAGGATGATGACTAGAACAAAAGTTTTAATCGGAATTGGATGGTTGTTGTATTCCGCCGTGTTCTGTTTCGGACTTGGAATGATATTTGGATTGTTTGGTGGATTGTGAGAGAATGGCATGAAGTCGATTTATCATCTGGTAAGTCGCTGACCATTCGTATATATTCTGGAACATGCGATGCAGACGCGATGACTAAATTTGCGTTTGTAAAGTCTTTAAAATCGATGGAGATACCTAACACGGAAGGTTTACAAATGTCGGTGGATAATGTCGAATTGTTGATAAAAGAGCGTGATTTGGAGTATAATTTGGAGTTTTGTGATATATTTGTTACTGGTACAATTTTGTGAAAAAAGGTCAAAAATGCCCACTTTTCTGCCCACTTTTAAAAATGCAAAAGTGGGCAGAGACGATTTTGGGCGATTTTTGATAAAAAAAATTGTGAAATTTTCGTGTTTTTTTGAAAAAAGCCCACTTTTTGTGGGTTTCTGCCCACTTTTAAAATCAAAAGTGGCCACGAAGAATGGCTTATTAGAGCCGTTTGAAGGCCCTTGGTCAAAAACCCACTTTTCTTTACCACTAATGTGATAAAAAAAAGTTAATATATATATAAAGAATGGCGAATAAAAGTGGGTTTTTGACCACGAGCTATTTTTGGTGCAAAATGTGGTGTTTTTCGTACAAAAAGTTAGTCTTCCATTACTTTTATGGATTTGGACGATTTTGGATGCATTTCTACGTTTGTAAGGCTTTCTATTTTCTTTTTGAGATCTCGATTGATTGGTGGTATATTTGACGAATGATGTGTAGGTGGGTTGATGACTGTTTAAACTAAAAGTTTACATACGTTAACTGTTGGTTGGTCGAAAGGTTTACATACGTTAAAAAGTGGCACGCGAAAAAAACATGCTCTTTTATAGAGAGGAAAGAGAATATGTCCCGATAACAAGGGAATACTTACTCTTTTGAGTTTGCAAAATGATGTGGAGGTATTGTTATTTATGCGAGGTGAAAATGTTTTAGAGAAAAACTTTCAATCAAAACTTATCAAAGAGTTGAAAGAAATGTTTGAAGGGTGTATCGTTACAAAACTTGACTCCGGTCATATTCAGGGTATACCTGATCTTTTAGTTTTGTATAAAAACAAGTGGGCAACTTTGGAATGTAAAAAATCTAAAGGTGCGAGCAAACAACCAAACCAAGAATACTATGTTGGCGTTATGAATGAGATGTCCTTCTCACGATTCATAGAACCAAGTAACAAGGAGGAGGTACTTCATGATCTTCAACAAGCATTTCAATCTTGAAGGTAGTCACGCTTTCCTGGGTGCTAGTAAGTATCACTGGGTAAACTATGACGAGAATAAAGTTGCAGATTCATATTTGAGATTCTTAGCAACTCGTAAGGGTACAGTGCTTCATGACTTTGCTGCCCAATGTATTTTGTTAAGACAGAAATTACCAAAGTCTAAGAAAACTTTGAACTCGTACGTAAACGATGCTATAGGGTTTCGTATGACACCCGAGCAGACTTTATATTTTTCAGACAACTGCTTTGGTACTACTGATGCTATATCCTTTGTGAACAACACTTTAAGAATTCATGATTTGAAAACTGGAGTGGTTCCTGGACATATGGAACAGTTGGAAGTGTATACGGCGTTATTCTGTTTAGAGTATGTGATCGATCCAAAAGATATTGACATTGAGTTGCGTATCTATCAGAGCGATGATATTCTGATTCACAATCCTGAAGTAGACGGCATAAGATATATCATCGATAAGATGGTTGCGTTTGATAAGATTATTACTAAACTTAAAATTGAGGAGGGAATGGTATGAATCCTATAGCTGAGGATATTCTAGAACATGAAGGTACTAAGAAACACTCTGGACGATATCCTTGGGGCTCTGGGAAGAATCCATATCAACATGGTGGTGATCTACTAAGTCGGGTTGAAGAGCTCTCTAAAAACGGGATATCTGAAAAAGAACTTGCAGAAGCAATTGGCCTATCAACAACAGATCTAAGAATACAACTCAGAACAGCCAACCACGAACGTCGAGAGTTAGATAGAGATCGGGCAAAGTCTTTAAGAGCTGATGGTAAGAGTTTAAAAGAGATTACACAGATTATGGGTTATAAGAATGATTCATCTATACGATCACTTTTGAACGATGATACGGCAGCTAACAAAAACAAGGCTCGAAATACTTCTGAGGTCCTAAAAAAGGAGCTTGAGAAGAAAGGAGACATGTTAGAAGTCGGTGCAGGGGTAGAACGCGTACTTGATGTGTCCCCTGCTACCCTTAAAGAAGCCTTATTCATACTTAAAACGCAAGATTACAACGTTTATAAGATAGGAATACCCGATCCTTTAAACCCCGGTAAACAGTCAAATACGACCATTTTAGCGGCCTCTCATATTCCTTATGCTGACGCCTACAAAAAGATGGAAACCATACAATCAGTAGGAGATTACCATTCTGTTGATGGCGGTTTAACGTTTAATCAGAAACAATATCCAGCTAGCGTGGATTCAAAACGAGTTCATGTTCGATATGATGAAGAGGGTGGTAGGGATCGTGATGGTACAATTGAGATTCGTCGAGGTGTTGCCGATCTAGATTTAGGTAAATCCTCGTACGCTCAAGTTCGTATATTAGTTGACGGTACTCACTATCTGAAGGGTATGGCTATATATTCTGATGACATACCAGATGGTGCTGATATTGTGTTTAATACTAATAAGAAAGCTGGAACCCCTAAACTCGAAACTTTGAAGAAAATCAAAGACGATCCAGACAATCCATTTGGTGCATATATTAAGGCTCAAGGTCAATCAATGTATGATGACCCAAAAGGAAAGTATACTGATCCGTTAACTGGTAAGAAACAATCTTTATCTGCAATAAACAAATTGAAAGAAGAGGGCGATTGGAACGATATGTCTAAAAACCTATCGCAACAGTTCCTTTCCAAACAACCAAGAGAGCTTATAAAGAAACAGTTAAATCTCACATATGCCGATAAACAAGCATTTTTGGATGAGATCAACTCTTTAGAAAACCCAACAATCAAGAAGAAGTTGTTATTAGACTTCGCTGGTAGTTGTGAAAGTGCAGCTATTAGTTTGAAATCTGCTGCGTTACCAGGCCAAAGAACACAGGTTATATTACCATTACCTGGTATAAAAGAGAATGAGATATTCGCACCGAACTACGCTAATGGAACCGTTGTATCTTTAGTTCGCTATCCACATGGTGGTATATTTGAGATTCCAGAGTTAGTCGTTAATAACAAAAGTGCTGCCGGTCGTAAGCTTGGTACAAATCTTAAAGATGCTGTTGGTATACACCCTAATGCTGCCGAGAAATTATCAGGTGCAGACTTTGACGGCGACCAAGTAATTGTTATTCCGAACAACTCAAAAGTTCGAATAAAATCTACACGTCGATTAGCCGGTCTGATTGGTTTTGATCCAAAAGAAGCTTACGCACCAAGAACCGAAGATTCTTTATATGTTAAAAAGAGCGCTGATGACAACACGCCATTATATGATGGTAAAAAGATTATATCTACGACAATGAAGAAGTCCAATGTTCAAAAGCAAATGGGTACTATATCTAATTTGATTACAGATATGACTCTAATTGGTGCTACAGAAGATGAAATAACTAGAGCTGTAAAGCATAGCATGGTTGTTATCGATGCTGAAAAACATAAGTTGGATTATAAACGATCTGAAAAAGAAAACAGAATATCCACGTTACAAGCTAAATATCAAGGTCGTGTTGATGAAAACGGTAAAGATGTAGGTGGAGCAACAACCCTGTTATCCAGACGAAAACAAACAGTAGACGTTGCAGAGCGTAAAGGTAGTGGTCGGATTAATAAGGAGACTGGTAAAGTAGAATATAAAACTTCTGGTCGAGAATATGAAGAGTTGAAGAAGGATAAAGCTACTGGTCTAAAGGTTCCAACTGGAAAGATAGTTAAAGCAACAACGAAGGTTAACATTATTTTAAATACCGATGATGTTCACAAGTTATCTTCTGGAACCGAGAAAGAAAATCTATATGCAGACTACGCGAATAAGATGAAAGCGATGGCTAATGAAGCTCGAAAATTATATACTACCACTGGTAACTTAGTATATTCTAAAGATGCCAGAATTAAATATGATGACGAAGTAAATGCATTAGACGCTAGACTTCATATTGCTGCTATGAATGCACCTAAAGAAAGACAAGCAAAGATAATTGCAAATGGTATTGTCAAAGCTAAGAAACAAGCATATCCTGAACTGGCTAATGATAAGAAAGAAGTTAAGAAAATAAGTCAACAAGCAATGGAATATGCTCGTAACTCGGTAGGTTTAAATAGTAAAGGCGATAAGATAGTCTTCTCTGATAGGGAATGGGAAGCCATTCAGGCTGGTGCTATAACGGATAATAAGCTTACACAATTGTTGCGATATGCCAACGAGGATAGTGTTAAGGAGAGAGCAATGCCTAAGGCTACCACCACCCTATCTCCAGCTGCTATCAGTAAGATCAAAGCAATGCAGCAGAGTGGATACACTAACGAAGAGATAGCGTCCTCACTAGGTAAGTCTACATCAACAGTGTTCAAGTATCTTAACCAATGAAAGGAGTAGACAATGAAACAATGTATGTTAACAACTATCGACAACCCTTATGATCCATTCACTCAGTTCGATTCATGGTATCTATATGATCTAGAACTATCTAATGCTAATGATGTACACGTTCCTTGCTGCTCCTATCTTGCTAGGATAGCGAAGACATCAGATCAATTGACCGATGAAGAGAACGCTATGGAAGTTGAGCGAGCAATCGATGAGATC